TTCTTTTCCCATGCAGCTTTTGCTTCATCACCAATCTTACCCATAAATGGACACGGAGTCCCAGCCATCCACATACTTGTAAATACGTTTCCATCTCCACATAAATGTGATACTGCGGCTACCTTCATACCCATTCCAAAAAGACTACGGCTTAATTTAATTCTCTGACACACCTCGTCTGTAATAGTTACACCTGTAGAAATACCTAAGACTTGAGTCTGCACAGATGCGGCGGCGGCAGATTTACAAACATCACTGTTGTTTACCACCACGCTTGGAGCACTGGCAGTCGGTACAGATTTGTCCGTTACCACAGTTGATGAAACCGTGTTAGAATCCGCAGCATGAGCTTTTGAATACTCAGATGCCAACATAGCAAGAAGAGATATCAATCCCATGTAGATTACCATAAAGTAAATGATTTTTCTAAATATCATTAGAATACTCCTAAAAACCTTTGCGGTTTAGATATAGAGCTAAATCTGGAATTTACCATACCCCCTCGAGCCATGCCTTTTTTAGATAAAGCAATAGCTACTGCTTGTTTCTGAGGATAACCTTCAGACTTCAACTTTGTAATATTAGAGCTTACAACCTTTTTTGACTTTCCCTTTTTAAGTGGCATTACGGTTCAAACCCCCTACGACTTCGAGTTGCTGCGGTGTCCGCTCTTTGTTGAACCGCATCTCGTTGTACATCTATTCGTTCTCTGTTCACTTCATTCCTATCATCTGCAATCTCTTCTTGAAGTTCTAATCGAGCCGCATCCGTTACAGCTTTCTGTTGTAACTTCTCTGTCTCAATCATCATATCTGCTTGGTCAGTCATTGCCTTACGTTGTTCTGACTCTTGCTTAATACCAAGTTCTTGCATTCTAATCTGAACCAAAGGATCAGCCATAGGATCAACAGGAGGTGGTGATAACTCTGGAAGATATTGTTGCATCAACTGTAGTTCTTGCATTGCTACAAGTTTTTCCATTTCTCCTGGTACTTGCATCTGTTGTTGAAGTTCTATCATTCTCTGTTGTGCTAAACGTGGATCTGCACCTCCAGAATCAACATTCATTTTAACTTCGCTTAAAAGACCCGCCAACTCTTGTTCTACTTTTTGCTTTGCCAATAAAGAAATATGTTCTTGTACATGCGCGTAAAATGTTCCTTGTACTTGAGGAGATGTAACAACCAACGGTGTTTTCAAAAACATAAGGTGGATAGCTATGTGTGTTTCATGATCTTGTTCTGGGAAGGCTTGAAGCAACTCTGACATAAGAGCTCTTGCATTCTCCACAGCGGGATCTAAAGGTGTAGGTTCTGGTTTGGGAGGTAGAATCTCATCAATGTTCTGAACCTCTAAGGCTTGATACATCCTTCTATATGCTGCGTATATGTTATGTATTTGAGGATTAGTTTGTGCCAACTGTAATTGAGATTGTGCTAACGTAACCCGTTGTGACATAGAAAAGATATTAGGATCCGATACTGGTATAACATCTACTCTTCCGTCAAAGTCCTGTGCCTTTATTGACCGTGGTGCTCCCGCTACATCATAGGGATACTCAGGCGGCAAGTTGTCAGAGAATATTCTTGCTAATAGTCTAAACTCGGTTTTTTGAGCGTAATGCAATCTCTTATGTATCGCTGACATAACTTTCATTCCACGTTCCAACATCGCAACTGTTGTGCCAACAGGAGTCTCTTGGTTCATGTTATTTACTTGTTCATCAGCTAAAGAAATGAATCTACGCCCACCTTCAATCAACACACCAAGAAGTTGTGCTAATGTTCCAGAAGGCTCCTTGTAAGGAAGAGGAGTAATTGCACTCCTTATATCCCCACCAGGTACATCTATATCCCGCCATTCGCCCGGTTGTAATGGGTCATCCGAATTACGCACCCTTACACCTCTGGCCTTGAATCCCGCTGGCAAATTAGCCAACGTCCCAGCGTCAATAAGTTGACGTAGGATGCTTGTTGCAGAACGACCAAGACCCCCAATCATGTGGATTAAGCCAAAACCATAAAAACCTAACCCAGGCATGAATTTATAATGAACAAAATATTGTCGCTTCTTAGCTATCTCAGAGTTCTCTTCGAAGTTTCTTCGAATGGCAAGTATCTCACCAGAACCTTGATCAATAGAAACGATATATGGTAACTGTATCCCTGTGGCCTCACCTTCAGGGGACATATCTTCAAATCCTTCCAGATCTAAATTAACGTGCATTTCTAAAATAGTGTACACGTCATCCATGTATGTCTTAGAAATACCGTCTAACTCATTTACTTTTTGTTTAACGATGTCTTCTTCATCGGACTTGCTTAACTCTACATCTCTGTAGAACTCCGCAACTTGCATCTTGCGTACTTCATTAAAGTCCATTCTTAAAATGTGAGTGACCCTTGAGGCTGTAGCTAAATCGCTTGCAGAGTACGGAATAACTAAGTCTTGTGCAGGAATAAATTTAGATACCGCTCTTTGCAGTGCTTCATCGTAATAAACTTTTTTGAACGTAGACCCAGATAGCGGTAAATAAAATAACAACTGATCCATGTCAGGATCAAACTCTTCCATTACCTCCATGATTTGATAGTTCATGTAATCTTTAACTCTGTGCGCTTGATCTTCTCTCGCTTGATCTTGAAGACCCAGTACTTGTGTCTTTATAGGTCCACCCGAAGGTAGCAACTCTTTGTACGCTTGCGCTTGGAACTGAGTTACAGATTCCATAATCAAAGGATGTGTTACACCAGAAGCTCCTTCAAACGGAACCGCTCTCTCTGTTTGTTTAACACCAAGAAGATCAAGACCATTTGTATATGCCTCTTCCCACTCTGCCCTTGACGTAAGATCATCTTCGTATGCTCCTCGCAACTCGGAAGACAATTCTCCTAAATAAGTGTCATCTAAATATTCTGCTAAGTTTTCGTCATGCTCTATTTGAACATCAACCTCACCTTCAATCATTCCACTTAACGCTTGTATGAGAGCACCACCATCTTCCCCTGGTATTACTTCCGCTCCTCCTTCAAAGGTTTCTTCTTGGATGAGCTCAACGTCTTGACCTCCCATATTGGGTGCTGCTTCGCCGCCTTGCATAAGGCCAGAATCTACAATTGATCCCATTGGTTGTGGTGGTAGTGCCATTAGTAGTACTCCCTTTTCTGAGGGTAATAATCTTCTTCTAGGTCTTCTCCGTCAAGAGAAACAAATCCTCCTTGACGAAATCTCATTATTGCTAACGTCATACTATCACAAAAGTCATCATGATCGCCATTAGGAAATGAAGCTACTTCTTCAATCACTTCATCTGTAAACTTTTTATCTGTTGGTGCCCATACTACACCAGCTTCAAACATCGGTGCAACCATATGCATACGAGTTACTTTATCATTTCCTTTACCAGGTGCAAACCCCAAGGCTGGAATGCCTCGAAGTCGTAGCTCCTGTATCAAAGGAGTACCTGTAGCTTTTGCTTCTATCAAAACCATATCTGGTTCCCAATACTCATGTTCGTCAAACGCAATCTCCTTTAACTCTGGAAAATTCCAACGCCCTCGTTGAGCATCCAGTAGTATTATGTTGTCAGGTCCGCCTTCTTCTGGATTGAATATACCCCAAGTTGTGATCGCTGAATAGTCCGCAGTTTCTTTTTTTGAGAATGCCGTGTCATATGCTTGTAAAATATACTTCAAAGGAGGTATCTTTTCCTCCTCCCAAGGCTGCCACCACTCTCTTTTAACGATTGCACCCTCTGAAGTAGTCGGTTGTTGTTGCCATTGAGCAGACCATTTAGCTACAGGAAGAGAAGCTTTTATAGACAATAATGCGTCTTTTTCCCAAAACTCAGGCCATAATGCGTTATCTGAGGGTAAAATAGCTGGAAATTCAACAACCTCCCACTGATCTGACATCACATCTGACCCCTGTGCTGCCAATAATCTACCCGTTAAATCCTTTTTTCCCCACCTTGTCATAACAATTATGATGGATCCACCTGGTTGGAGACGCTGTCGAGGTCCAGAAGTGTACCATTCATACGCATGATCAAAGGCAGTCTCGCTCAAAGCGTCTTGTTCCGAGTGTGGATCGTCAATAACAAACAAATCCGCACCACGACCCGTGACCGCAGCACCTACACCCGCCGCAAAGTACTCACCACCCTTGTCAGTTTGCCATTTTCCCGCACCTTTGTTGTCTTCTTTTAGGTTTGTGTTTGGAAAAATGTCTTTATATTGCGGATCATCTATCAAATCCCGCACTTTTCTACCAAAACGCACCGCAAGTTCCGTATTATGGGTGGCTTGAATGATTTTTAACTTGGGATTACGCCCCAAAAACCATGCTGGCATAAGATATGACGCAAATTCTGACTTAGAATGACGTGGTGGCATGTTAATGATAAGCCTTTTTAGCTTACCTTCCGCCACTTGTTCTAGTTTTTCTGCAATAATCCTGTGATGTCGGCCTTCAATGAAGTTCTCGTACACATGATGTGCAAAAGGCATGAACTTTTCTTGCGCCTCGTCCCTAAGATCAAGTCGTTTCTTAGCTTCTGTGAGGCTTAGTATTTCCTTTAACGCCTCTTCGGGAAGAGCCTGTAAGTTCATCAGACAACTTCATTAGGATTTAACACATAGGGGGTAATCGGTGCTACCGTTCTAGGTTGGTAGTACACTCCAATACCAGGGCGACCATATGTGACGGCAGGTGTTTCTTCTTCTTCTTCTTCAACCTCGTCTTCAACTTGGTCTATCGGAACACATACATACCTACCATTAATTAATTTAAGCTCGTAACCAGGAGGGCAATTTCCTCCGTCATCTGGCGGTACAGTAGTGTCGTCATCTCCCCCTGTTGTTTCTGGGAAAGTAGGAATGTCAATTACAGGACCGTCATCTTCAGGTGGTATAACAGTAGTTTGAACTGTAGGCATTAAGTTTTGATTTGTTTCTAAAACTGTTGTAGTTGGTGGATTCACTGTGCCTTCTATTGTTGTTCCTGTTTTAACTTTAGGTGCCACAAAAGGTCCTGGCGCAGGATTAAGAATTTCTCCAGTCAATGGATTAACATTTTGCTCAAGAACCAATTGTTGCATAACATTTTCAAGAGTGGTCGGAACTTGATTCTTCTCTAACATTCTCTCAGGAGTTTGATCGGGTCCCCTTTGCCGCCTAGCTGGAGGAGTATAAGTTGGACCTTGTTCATTACTTGGCAAAACATTAGATACAGGAGTAATTGCAGTACCTTTAGGAGTAAAACTTGCGTCTGGTCCAGGTGCGAGGCCCGCGCTCCTTGCAGCTATGATTTCATTCACTAATGGATTAGTTTCACCCGATGGAGCTAAATCTGGGAACACCGCCGCATCTCGTGCCGCTTGTGCTTGCCTAGCCACCGTAGTTGCGGGATCTGTAAAGGCAGGGCCCAGACCTGAAGCTGGGTCAAGAGTCACATTTGGTCCTGGTGCAGTAGGAATATTTCTTGCAGCTAAAATCTCGCTAACTAAAGGATTAGAGGTGCCTGACGGTCCTGTGTCCGCAAAACTAGATCTGCCAAACGCA